GGCCCTCGCTCCTGGTGGTGGGTCCCAGCAACGAACAGGCCGCCCTCGACTTGATCAAGGCCGAACGCAACGCCGCCGGTGCCACCAACACCCTCTTCAACGCGGTGGACATCCACGTCACCCCCTACCTGCCCTGAGGTTAACCATGGCTGAACCCAAGCCCATCCCCGCTCTGCGCGTCCGCAGCGTCCCGCCTTCCTTCTGGCGGGCGGGTCGCCACTGGACCAAGGTGCCCCAGGAGGTTCCCGTCAGCACCTTCACCAAGGCCCAAGTTGCGGCCCTCAAGGCCGAACCCAATCTGGTGGTCGAGGATATCGAGCTGCCTGCTGCCTCGGTCGAGCTGGAAGGTTAACGTGCCCACCCGTTACGCGTCCGCTGCCGATCTCACGGCCCGGTTCGGGGACGCCATCGGCCAGATGGTGTCCCAGGATCCCCTCGCCAGCGCCAAAGTCCAGGTGGCCCTGGAGGACGCGGCGGCGGAAGTAGACAGCTATCTGGAAGGCCGATACCAGCTTCCCCTGGTGCCGGTGCCCCGGACAATTCTCCGGATTTCCTGCGATATCGCCTGCTACCGACTCCTCAGTCTCCTACCCAACATGGAGGTGGAGGACGCCCGGCACCGCTACGAGGACGCCGTCAAGAGCCTTCAAACCATCCGGGAGGGGCGCCTGGATTTGGGGCTTCCCCAAGCCTCCGCACCCCCAAGCGTCCCCGCGCCCATCCTGGTGTCCTCATCCAAGCGGCTTTTCAGCCGGGAAAGCCTGAGGGAAGCCTGATGGCTACTCCCTCCGAATTAGAAACGGTCCTCATCGCCCGCGCTTTGGCCTGCGTGCCCGAGGGTGTGTTGGTGAAGGCTTTTCCCGACAACCCCGAGACCTACAAGATCTTCGCGCCAGCAGAGGTGCTGGTGGTTTTTCGGGGGGGACCCTACGAGCCGCCCATGAAAACGGATCTGGTCATCCAGGAGCGCACGATCCATTTCGAGCTGTCCGTGGTGGTTCGCAGTCTGGCGGGGCATCAAGGCGCCTACACGCTTCTGGAGGCGATTCGTCTGGCCTTTCAGGGCTGGAAGCCCGCCCTGGATTGCCAACCGGCCTTCATCGTCAAGGACCAGTACCTGGGCATGAAATCCGGGCAGTGGTGGTGGGCGATCTTCGTGGCCACGCGCACGCGGGCACTCCCGGTGCTGACCCCTGAACCTGGTGCGCCCTTCAGCCAGGCCACCTTCCACTTGATTCCCATTCAACCGAAAGGAGACATGGCATGAGCACCGCCTTCCTGCATGGCGTTCAAACCTTGGACATCGCGGGTCCCAGGTCCATCCAAACCCCGCCCACTGCCGTCATCGAGATCGTGGGCACGGCTCCCGTGTTCCTGGCGACGGGCACCGTCAACACACCCACCCAGGTGCTTGGAGACACGGACGCCGCCGCCTTCGGTCCCAATCTGCCCGGTTACACGATTCCGAGCGCCTTAAATGCCATCCTGGACTTCGGCGCGGCCCAGATCGTCGTGATCAACGTCTTCGATCCCGCGATCCACAAGACCGATGTGGCGATGGAAACCCTCACCCTCGGCGTCGACAAGACCGCCACCCTCGCAAGCGGCGCAGGCGGCATCATCAGCGCCACGGTCAGGGGCAATGGAGACGGGGCGAATCCCCTCTACGTCCAGGACATGGACTACAGCCTGGATCCCGCTACAGGCAAGATCACCGGCCTCACCCTCACTGCTGGAGCCGTCCTGAATGTGAGCTACAGCTACGGCGATCCGAGCAAGGTCACCAACGACGATCTCCTCGGCACCACCACGGTTGCCGGTGCGCGCACCGGTCTTCAGTCCAGCGTGGACATCCTGCATCTTTTCAACGTCAAGCCCCGGATCATTCTGGTGCCGGGCTATTCCAGCCAGGCGACCCTCACCGCCGCCATGCTTTCCATGGCTGACAAGCTCAAAGCCCACGCCTACATTGACGCGCCCATCGGGATGACGGTCCCCCAGGCGATCACTGGCCGAGGCCCATCAGGCCCCATCGACTTCACCACCGGCAGTCGCCGCGCGGTGCTCTGCTACCCCTTCGTCCAGGTCGCGGGCACGCTGGAGCCTTTCAGCCAGAACCTGGCCGGTCTGGCCGCTTCGGTCGATCTCAACGAGGGCTTCTGGGTTTCTCCCAGCAATCACGCGATGAATCGCGTGGAGGCCCTGGAACGGCCCATCACCTGGTCCCTCAGTGATGCCACCTGCGAGGCCAACCAGCTCAACGGCGTGGGCATCGTGACGGCGGTGCGCGGGTACGGAACGGGTTTCCTGGCCTGGGGCAATCGTTCTGCCGCGTGGCCGATGGATACCGATCCTCGAACGTTCATCTGTGTCCAGGTCGTGGCGGACATTCTGGACAATGCGGTGGAGCAGGCCATGCTGCCCTACCTGGATAAGCCCCTGAACCGCGCCATTCTCGATGCCGTGCGGGAATCCGTGAACACCTACATCACGGGCCTCATCCAGAAGGGCGCCCTCGTGGGTGGATCCTGCTCCTGGACCGCTGCGGACAATCCCGTCAGCGAGCTGGCGCTGGGCCACGCGGTCTTCACGAACAGTTTTATGCCGCCGGTCCCCATGGAGGAAATCACCTTCAAGTCCGAGGTGGACACGATCTGGCTGGCGAACCTTTACAACGCGACCGCGTAAGGAGATTTCATGGGTTTCAGCATCCGAAAGCTCGTCAACGCCAACGTCTACCTGAACGGCGTCAATTATGCGGGCATGGCCAGCGAGGTCACCCTCCCCGAAGTGAAGGCCGTCACCAAGGACCATCAGCCCAGTTCCCTGGCCGGGAAGATGAAGGTCCCCATGGGCCTGGATGAGATGTCCCTGGTCATCAAGGGCGACTTCGACCCCGCTTTCACCGCCGCCTGCGCGGACATTTACCACCTCCAGCTGCTCCAGATCCGCTGCAACCTGCCCGGCTACGACGAAACTGGACGCGCCATGGAGCAGTGCGTGGTGGCCCATATCCGGGCCATTCCCACCGGCAGCAAGCCGGGCGCCGTGAAGGGCCAGGAATCCAGTGAGCAGGAATACAACTTCAACGTTTGGGCCTACAAGCTCGAAGTGGACGGCGTGCCGCTCTTCGATATCGACCTGACCACCAACAAGCACCAGGTGCTCGGCAAGAACCTCCTTTCCACTACCAACGACAATCTGGGGAACTGATATGGACACCAACCTTCCGGCCGTCACCCTTTCTGACGGACGCACCGTCACCTTCATTCGGAAAGCCCGCGCCGGTGACGCCTCCAAAGCCCACCGCATCGCCGGTCTCAAGGGGAACGATATCGACCGCTCGGCAGCCCTTCTGGCGCAGATCGTTCAGGTCTCTGGCGCCCCCGTCACCATGGAGGATCTCCTTCAGCTCGATCTTGACGACTTCAACGCCGTCAGTGAGGCCATGCCGGGAAAACCTTCTGGCCCGACGGACGGAGCCTGATCGCCCTCTCCCGCATCACGGGCTGGACCTATCAGGACGTGATGGGGATGGAACTGGACGAACTGGCGTACTGGCTCGCTGAGGCCTCCGCATTCCAGGTGGAACTGAACGAAACCTAATCAGAAGGCCGCGCCGCGTGAGCGGCCCGGCCTTCCTAGCGGGAGCCCCTCTTGTCCAACTCCTTTGAAGTCAGCCTGGTGCTGAAGGCCGTTGATCAGGCTTCCAGCACCGTGAGCGCGTCCATGGCCAAGGCCGGTAACGCTTCCAAGGCTGCGAGCGTCACGTCGAACACGGCCTGGAGCAAAGCCACCACGGGCATGGTGACCTTCGAGGCTTCGGCGGGGAGGGCGGGGGCCACCTTGCGACGAACCGGCCAGGATGGGGCGGACGCTGCCGACAAGGCCAGGCGCGCCGCCGAAGCCTATGCCAAGACCCTGGGGGATCTGCACAGCAAGGCCGGTGACGTGGCCAGCAGCGTCAAGACGCTGGGGCTCGTCACGGCGGGTGTTGGCCTCGGCATGGTGGCGAGCCTCTACAAACCGATCGAAGCATTCGGCGAGACCGAGCGGGCGTTTACCAATCTGGATATCGCTTTTGGAACCAAAAGCGCGAACCCGTATCTGAGCGCGATCAAGAAACAAGCCATCGACCTGGGCGTCGCCCTGGAAGGCACGGCCAACGATTATGCCTCCGTGGCCATCGCCATGGAGCGAAAGGGCCTCTCTCCCGAGGTGATCACCGGCGGCGGCCTCAAGGCCATGAGCCACCTGGCGGTCCTCACGGAGATGAACAAAGCGGAAGCGGGAGCCCTGGGGGCGGAGTTATCCAATGCCTGGGGCATCGCAGGCAGCAAATTTAACGATTTCTCCAATCTGCTCCAAAAAGGCGCTCTGGGGCTTGGTGTCGATCTGGGCGGGTTCAACTACTTCAGCCATTACGTGGCGCCGCAGGCGGCGGCACTCAAAATGACCGGCCTCGATGCCGCCCAGGAACACATGGCCATCGCGGCAGTCCTCACCCAGAAAGGGATGGAGCCCGCCTCGGCAGGCGAAGGCATGAAGCAGCTCTACATGAACCTCGCCCTCATGGGTGGCAAGATGGCCCACGGTCGCGGCTGGAAAATCAAAGGCGCGGAAGGCCTGATGGCGCAGTACGGCATCAAGCCTGACTTCTTCAACGAAAAAGGGCAGTTCGAGGGACTGGGTCAGCTGCTGGTGTGGATGGATGCGACCCGGAAGAAGTTCGGGGAGAATGCCCAGGGATTCAGCCAGTTCGTTCAATCCGCCTTTGGCGAGCAGGCCGCCACCGTTCTCCAGATGATGAGTCTGGAGGGCTTCAACGATAAGATCCGCAAGCTGAACGACCGTCAGGACATCGACGTGCTGATGAAAAAGCGCACGGATAGTCAGGTGAGCTTGTGGAAACAGGCCACCGGTACCATCACCATGTTCTTCAGTGCCATTGGCGAGAAGATCGCGCCCGAGGTGAAGAACCTCCTCCGGGGCCTCCAGGCCATCGCCTCCAAGCTGAAGGCTTGGACCGATGAACATCCCAACCTGACTCGCGTCATCGTGTTCACGGTGGCGGCGGTGGGGCTTCTGGCCATCGGCGTGGGTGGCCTGCTGATCGGCATCGGGTTTCTCGGGACGGCCTTCCTGTCCGGCATCACCTTCGTGGCGAACTGGAAGGAGATGCTCTTTCTGGCGCGCAGCTCTGTCCGAGGCTTGGGGCGTGATGCGATCATCGCCGCAGGCGAGGTTCAGGCGCTGGCCGTGGCCCAGGAGGAATCCGCATCCGTCAATGCGCTGCTTGGGATGAAGGCGGCGGGCAAAGCTGCGACCTCGGTATCTACAGCGGCGGCGGCCTCATCGAGCGCGGCTGGGGGAGCGATCGCAGCCGGGTCGGGCGGGGTTCTGGGTTCAGCTATCGGTTGGCTCGGAGGCGTGGTCGAAGGGCTCGGCGCGGTCATGGCGGGCATTGGCTGGCCGGTGGTGCTCATCGTCCTGGCGCTGGCCGCTGCGGGGCTATTGATCTATCGGAACTGGAAGCCGGTGAAGACCTTCTTCCTGGATCTGTGGGGTGGCCTTCGCGAGGGGGGTGGCCAGATGGATTTCATCTGGGCGCTGTCTCCCCTGATCGGACTTCCCATCCTCATCATCCGGCACTGGGAGAAGGTGAAGGCATTCTTCAAGGGCTTTGGCAGCGGGTTCAAGACGGAGTTTACCGACAAGGTGCTCCCGGATCTTCAATCGCTCAAGACCGCAGGCGAGGACACGCTGGGCGATCTGGAGGCGCTTATCAAGAGCTTGTTCGCGCCCTTGGGTGAACTGGCGGCGATGTTCCACTCGACGTCCTCGGCGGCGGGAGGCACGGCGGAGTCCGTGGCAAACGTCAATAAAGCCTTCGAGGTCGGGAAATTCGTGGCTTCCGCCTATGTGTTCGAGATCCGCCTCATCGTGAAGGAATTCCACCTGGCACTGCTCGTCATTCGCGTGGTGATCGCCCTTATCCAGAACCTGGTGACGGTTGTCGTGGATGCCTTCATGCGCCCCATCAAGCTGATTCATGCTTTTTGGACAGCCTTTGAAGCCAGCCGGAATGCAGGGAAAGGTCGGCTGGAGGCGTTCGAGGAAGGAAATGCCGCTGCCAACAAGACCAACGCCGAGATCCGGAAGACAAGCCTTGCGGACCTTGCCGCTCCTTGGAAGAGCGTGGGCAATGGATTCAAGCAATGGGCCACGTGGAATCCGCAGGCAAAAGTCGCTCAAACGCCCTTGAACTCCACCAGCCTCGGCGCGAATGGTGAGCCTTCAGGAGATGAGGCTGATGCACCCGTCCTCCAAAAGGGCGTGGGAAAGCTGCTTGCCGCAGCCACACCAGGACCTGTATCCATTACCTATAGCCCCAAGGTTGAACTCCACGGAACGGCAGGCCCAGAGGATGAAGCCCGGTTCATGAGGATCCTCGAAAAGCACAAGGAAGACCTGGCGAAAATGGTTCAGGAGATCTTTGACCGCAGGCAGGCCTGGAATGGGGCGCGCTGATGGGCTTTCCCGGAGCAGGCATTCCCTACGTTCCCAGCTTCAATCACGTCGGTGAGACCCTGAAGCAACTGGCGCCCCAGATCGCCATGGAATACGCCCACGTCCTGTGGGAGGCCACCAACAACGCGCGACGGCAGCTCCAGACCCGCGCCATGGTCGCGGACCAGGATCTAAAAATCCTCCTGGACCTTCTCCAGGAGATGATCAACGTCTCCGGCCTGCCTCAGCCCAAGCCTTCCGTGGCTCCGGCTCTTCCTCAGACCTGGGGCGCCCTGGGGGACCTGGTCTTCGGAATCCTCACGGCCCCGGAAAGCCTGGACGTGCAGGACGGCGTCACCTATGCCAAACAGACGCTGATCGGATCCAAACCCCACCTCCAGTTTTCCGGCTATGAACTCCAGGAGATCAAGCTGCCCCTCCACTGGCATCACCTGGTGCATCCAGACATTGAAGGCCAGATGAAGACCCTTCTGCAGGCCATGAATGACCGCCAGGTGCTGCCCCTGGTCATCGGAAGCGCGGATGGGACCGGCCTCTTCGCCGGATCCTTCGTCATCCCCCGGATCTCGCGCCAAATCACCCGCCACCTCCCGGACGGAAAAATCGCTGCCGTGGATCTGACCGTGGAACTGCTGGAGTGGGTGAGCGATCCGGAGCTGGTGATGGGGAAGGCTGCCCCCGCCGTCCGCCCCAAGGCGGGCACCACGCCCGCATCCAGCGCCCAGGCCACGAAGAATCCCGATGGTACCTATACGCCAACAGGAGGCAACTGATGGCCGAAGTCCTCACCCATCAGACCGTCGCCGGGGACCGCTGGGACCTTCTGGCTCAGCGCTACTACGGCGACGGGAGCGCCTATGGCTTTCTCCTCCAGGCGAACCCCAGCGTGCCGTTTACGCCCCGCCTTCCGGCTGGGATCAGCTTGCAGATCCCCATCCTGGATGAATCCACCCTGAACCCGCCCCCGGCTGCGTCCTCTGACAGCGAGACCTACCCATGGCTGTGAACCATGTCGCGGAGGCGGGCGTCGAGCTGCTCTACGAAGGCCAGGACTTTTCCGCCCGGATCAGCCCCTACGTCCACCAGCTCGTCTACGTGGACCACCTGCACGGCGAAGAACCCGACGCCCTGGAAGTGGAGCTGGAGGACCGCCAGCGCCTTTTTCAAGGGCCGATGGCTCCCCGGCGCGGCGCGGCCCTCTCTTTCCGGTTTGGCCAGCGCCAGGCCAATATGTTCGAGTCGGGCCAAGGTTTCGAGATCGATGAGATCGAGGTGGACGGCCCCCCGGACGTGGTGCGCTTGCGGGCCTTGGGCAATATCCCTTCCAGTCGGATCCACGACCAGGTTAGCTATGCCTGGGAAGGGGT